CCGCTGACCCTTCCGCCTGCCTGTTTGCGGTGTTTCCCCTTGTCCGGGTTCCGTTCATCGGCATACCTGGCAGGGGTATTCATTCCGTGGCGGTCTGCCAGCGGGCTACTTCCGCCAGAATACACGCACATTTCACGCGTAATATGGCAAGTTGGCGGGGCGATTCTACAAAATCCCGTTCAAAAGCACCCCCGTACCTTTTTTGAACGGGAAAAATTTGCTTCCAGATTTTTTCTGAAAATTTTGGTTTCGCAAAATTGGCTAGGGAATTTGAAAAAAGTTTTTCGTACGCGTATAAAATCAAGAATTGATGATATAATGTGTAAAAGGAGGAATGGTAACATGAAGTTAAAAAAAGGGTATTCGCTCGTTTGGGGCGAACCTGAAGGCCGCGGATTTTGCGGCGACGGCACGACTGTGCCGGTTTCCCTTGTCCGTGATGGGCAGATTGTGGCAAAGTTTGTCAGCTGCCCTTGCGGCCGCGGCTGCGGCAACAAAGACGTCGTGTTGTGCGACGCTTTGGGCGGCCATGACCTTGAGCCGGAGATCGAGGAGGTTCGGGCGGATGCGCTGGGCGTTTCGACTGACTATCCGTGGGGCGACGCGTAACGGCTGACCGTCTATGACTGGACAACCAGATGCACAGAAACGCTTCCCGGCGTTCTGCCTAAGCTCCTTTTCCTGTCTTCTTCATTTCCGTTCAAATCTGCGTACTTGTCACAATAAGTTGTCAATCGATATCAAAAATCACGCCTTTATACCTTCCGTGCCCTTCTAAATCGACATAATTTTGTCACAGTTGCAGATATGAACCGATTCGGACGCTTTCCGCCTTGAAAGTGTGCAAGACCCACGGGGAAAGTGTACAACTTTTTCCTAATTTCAAGCATACCATGGGGGTATTCTATGATGCAAAATTCATCCGAAGTCCTGCTTCAGCTGTTCGTCTATCAAAACTGCGGGCGATTTGAACAATCAGATTTGAGCGCTCACGCCATGTATTACATTGTTTCCGCCTATCACGAGGGCACTGGCGACCGCTTCCGCCTGTCCTATCTGGTTTCCCCTCTGTATGACGAGCTGGAGGAAGCCGTTAAAGCTGGGGAGATCACGAGCAGAGAAGCACGCGCCCGCGTGATAGGTTCTATCCGATGGGATATGCCGTCCAGCGTAGAGACAGACTAACAGCCTTTCCAGCCTGCCTTTTTCCCTACCTTCAACCATACCGTCCAACAGGCAGAAGCGCCCACAGACGGCACAGAACCGCCGTGGAACGATTCCGGTTTCTGCAAGTTACCGCTTATTTTCTCAAAAATATCAAGAAAAAATCGACCTCAACTTTTTCGGAGGCCGATTTTTTGATTCCTAAAATTTTTCTGAAAATTCTGATTTCGGAAAATGGCTGGAGGAGTTTGAGAACTTATCATTCAACATGCACGTCGTCATCGTCTCCGCCAACGCCGAGCTGCTTTACAATCTCCTCGCGGCTCATTGCCGGGTGCTCGCTTTCGGTGTTCGTGCCAATGTCAACTGTCTGCTTATTGACCAAGCCATAATAATTACATCCGCGAAAGATATACGGAATGGCCGGAATCTTGCCAGTTGTGACCAAAGTCGCGTCCAAAGTTGCAAGAATCTCTCTAGCCTTTTGGGCGATGTCCTGCGTAGTGAAACCTGATTCCGTGTCCTGGAATCCCTTCACCGCCCCCGTAGACCACTGGTGCAGCGTTTTCCGCGAATATCCGCAGTATAGCCCAAGTCCTTCCCACGTCGGCGGGACTTCTTCGTCAATACAGTACCGAAAATAGTCGTCAATTCTTTCCATCAGTTCTTTATTGGAGTTCACTTTTTTCATTCTCATGAACCCTGAAACCCTTTGAAGCACACCTGCCATGTAATGTCTATTCTCATCACTGCTCATGATGATTTTTTCTGCTTGACATTGAGGTGGAACATTTTTCATACTTGTGAAAGGTTTTGTTTCTTTGTTTGGTTCCTTGAACCAAACCTCTCTTTCTGCATCCTTCTTTGTTCTTGCCATTGTTGCTCTCCTTTGCGTCTATTTTCCCTTCTGACGGGCCTTGTTCCAGCGGATGATATTTTACCGCGTTTCGCGTTTTATGTTTATTCGCATCCTACGGCCATTTACGCGCTAGTTCTCTCACTTCTTCCATGGCGTTCCGCTTCTTTCTTCCTCTGTCGGCTTATACTTCCAGCAGCGCCAGTCCGTTCCGTATGTTTGCTCTGGTAGACTGCGATCTCCTTCTTCCCCCGGAGCATAAAACTGAATGTATGAATAGTTGATTCCTTCATGTGTCTTCGGCTCGTACCACCCGTCATACATATCATTTTCAATATATACGATTTCGTCACAGCTTTTTCCAAGCTCTTTCACTTCATCCAACGCCAGAACCCGATTCACGCATTTTTCACGATGTAGTGCCCTATCGAGCAAATCCGCCAGTTCAATCATTTCAGCCCTTCGTGCTTTTCCTTTCTTTTCGATTTCGGCCTTGAACCAATCTGGCATTTCCGTCATGCCATAATTGCAAATATCGTCTTTCATAATCTTTCTCCTCCTTCTTTCATCATGTCTTCCATTCTGCATCCCAGCCGTTCACAGATTTTTACCCACATCTGCACCTTTCCCGTTGAACCTTTCCCATTTTCCAGCTTCCACAGCGTATTTTTATGTACGCCGCATACAATTGCCATCTGTTCCAGCGAATACCCGCTTTCTTTACGCAATCGGTGGAGGTTTTTTCCCATGATCTCCGCAATGTCACTCATAGGCATTTTCCTTTCCCTGCTCCCATATTCATGTTAGCAACATTGATTCCATATGGAGGGTCTACTCCAGCGCTTGCTTCCTGCTGTCGGCATACGCCTTGTATCTCTCACATCCCGCGTGACAGCCGACCTCGCGGCTCGTACAGTCGCGGCATGGCGCGTCATTCATGGTTGTCACCTGCCCACGGCGTTTCCCGCCTTTCCGCTTCCGTTGGCTTGCGCAGCCAGCAGCGGAATTTTACGTTATAATCCTCTGCCTTAAATGCCGCGCTTTTTCCCTCTCCTATCAGCTCAAACTGTATATCACCGTTTTTCGTCAGATTCGGCCTTGCGTAATCGTCATAATCGTTGCGCCACTCCACATATACGACCTCCTGCAAGCCCTCTTTGGCCATGGCTATTACGTCGCTGCACAGCATAATCTGATTGGGATGCGTCTCATAGTAGTGCCTTAGCCATAGTGTCCGGTGCTCTTTCTTCCATTTTGCATTCTCCAATCGTTCCTTGAGACCGAGCGCGAGCATTACAAGACCGACCGAAAGAGTTGCGCTCAAAAGGAATTGGACTACAAACTCCATCGTAAATGAGATGTTTATCATCGGTTCTCCTCACCTTGCTTTTCTTCTTGTAGCTCCTTGTACATATTCTCAACACATTCGTCTGTTATGGAAAAACGAAATACTGTAAAACCACATGTGACGCATGTGCCTGAAATCGCCCACTCTTTATCCTCGTGAAGCCATTTCCCACAATGAATCAGTTTATGACGGCAATGCTTCTGACGAATGGCTTGAATTAGGCTTCCCACGGCGTCCCCTCCATTTCCCACTTATCTCCACCTCATCGAACATTTGCGCTTTACGCAGTCCTCTAAAATCCGCTTGAAATCCTTGAAGCCAGAGTTGGGTCTTGCCGCATAGCCGTATGCAAGTTCATCGTCGTAATCGCCGATGATTTTCAGCAGCTTCCGGCATGTCCTCCATGTGACGTAACCATCGCAATCCGATTGCAAGCAAAAAACTATAACGTGCGGTGAGACTTTTCCTGACCGAATCAAGCGTTCGGTTTCAAGGTCAAACGTCAGGAAATCCGAAAACATCAGATCATCCAGCTTTGTGTAATGGTTAAAAAACGGCTCTCCCGCAAGTTCGGCAATCTTACGCCGAAGACGATTAAATCCGATGTAGCCTAAATCCATGCTCCTTTTTGTATATTCGCATACAAGTGTTACGCCCATGGTGTCCCCTCCATTTCTTCCTTGGTCGGCTTGCGCAGCCAGCAGCGCCAGTTTTTACCATACGTATCTGAGATATCCCGTCTCAAATCAACATTTCCATCGCCAGCATACATAAAGCCCTCTTCTACAAACGCTGGTTCTCCTTCATCATCAAATGGGCTGTATCTGTTTTCACTCCATAAAAAACCAGTATAGACTTTCAGTTCTTCCAGCGTCAGCACGCGATTCTTCGGCTCTGCGCGGCGCGACGACACGGCTTGCAGCCGTTCTTCAATTTTGGTCTGCGATGTGTTCCCGATAAACTCAATTCGCGGCGATGCGCTTTCGCACGTCACACATTGATACCATGCCGAGAAGAACTCCTGCTCGGTTGTATGCGGAAGAACGTGGAGCGCCATCCTGTCTCCGCAATATGGGCATTTAGGCGTGTTATTCATGAATTGATCTCCTCTTGTTATTTTTCACCATTCAACAATTCGGTCATATTCACAATTGGCGTTGCGCTGCCTCCGCTGATAATCGGCAGCTGGCCATTCCACTTTTTAATGTATTCTTTCTGGATGACTTTATCCGTAATGTTCTTCGATTCTACTTCAAGGCGATAACTTTCTGCGTCAGCTTGAATCCTAACTGCTTCCGCATCGGCCTCAGCCGCGATCTTCTTTTTTTCTGCATCAGCCTGCGCCTTAATTTTTTCACGTTCTGCTTCGGCCTCGGCAATGATGGTCTGCTGCTCCTGTTCGGTCTGCGTTTGCAGTTTCTTCTGTGTGGCAACCTGTTTAGCTTCCACCGCATCGGTAAAGGCATCAGAAAAATCAATATCCGTAATGGCGACATCTTTGATTTTTACATCATAGATTTCCATTTTTGAATAAATAGTTTCATAAACTTCGCTAGAAATGATTCCTCGCTCAGAAATCAATTCTTCTGCTGTGTATTGGGAA